TAATCAAGAACATAAAAACATTTGATGGAGATATTCTAACCCTACCTCGTATCAACATTATACCCGGATACACCGAAGAATGGTGTAAAAAGATGAAGTTCTCTGTAAATGAGATGGGTTGGATCAATTGGCCAGATTATCAAGGTCGATACTTTAAAAACAACGGTAAAATTACATGGAGTCTAGGACTTCATGAGAGACTTGTGGGTTCGGACAAAGTTGCACAGCTTCAAGCAAATCCTCAACTTGCTATCTGGCACATTAAATCAGTTCAAAGACAGGATAAACAAAACGACTTTTACACAAACTTAAAAGAAACTTGATAGAATTTGGTAAACATGTGGTGGCCTTTGATGCAAACAGCCATTACAGATACGGACAAAAAGGCTATGATCGATTTTATACAGTCCTCGGATAGGTACACATGCGGGAACATGGTGAAACAATTTGAAGATGCATGGAGTGAATGGCTTGGGTGTAAGTATTCGCTCTATGTCACCTCTGGAAGTACCGCGAATTTACTTCTCATGGCTGCTGTTAAAGAACTCTATGATATCCCAAACGGCTCGAAGGTCCTGGTACCGGCGTGTACATGGGTCACCAATGTAGCACCAGTGTTCCAAGTTGGTCTCGAACCAGTGTTTTGTGATGTTGATCTAGAGAGGTATAGCTTTGATATTAATAGCTTACCAGATGAGGATATCAAGATAGTATTCATCACACATCTTCTCGGTCTTAATTCTCCAGTTGAAAAACTAAAAGAGAAGTATCCAAATGCAATTTTCCTCGAAGATATCTGCGAATCTCATGGTGTTAGGGCTCCTGATGGAACTAAGAGAGGTAGTTCTGGCACGGGAAGTACTTTCAGTTTCTATTATGGTCATCACATGACGACGATTGAAGGTGGAATTATTTCTACCGACAATGAACTTCTCTATGAACTTATGAAAATTAAGAGAAGTCATGGGATGGCTCGACTTCTTTCACCCCCGTATTATGAAGAAGCTATTAACAAACACCCCAAAATAGACCCAAGCTTTTTGTTCCTAACAGATGGGTATAACTTTAGAAACACCGAACTGAATGCTGTTCTCGGTATAGAGCAGTTGAAACGTCTGGATGAAAACATTGAAACGAGACGTGATAATTTCAAGTGTTTCATGGAGCACCTTGACCCCGAACTATTTTATATCCCTTACAACGACCCGGGCAATAGCAGTTTTGCATTCCCATTCGTATGCAAAAAACCGGAAGATATGCTTAAACTCAAGACTATCTTTACAGAACTTGGTGTAGAATACCGCCCCATTGTATCTGGTAATTTACTCCTTCACCCTTTCCTTGAAAAATGGAAAGATTCGGTGGATGTTCCGAATGCAAATCTTCTTAATGATAATGGGGTGTACATCGGCAACAACCATTTTGTCACTAAGGATATGATAGTTAAAGTTTTTGAAACCATAAAAAACAAATGGTGAAGACTATTCTTCATCATCTAGGTCTCGGTGACCAGATCATGTTGAATGGTATGGTCCGACATTTCGCAGAGACGGATACCGTGAGGATATTTGTTAAGCGTTGTCACGAAGATAGTGTTCGGTTCATGTACAGGGATATTGCCGATAAGGTTGAACTCATACTCGTCGATACGACCAATCCTCGCGAAATATGGTCTCAAGCTAAGGGTGATGTCATTCCACTCGCCACGTACGGAATGGATGACAAGAGTTGGGAGTTTATGACACAGGGTCAGGGTAGTATTATGACCAATTGGGCACATGGTGTCTACGTACAAGCTGGTGTGAACCCAAAGTACATGTATTCCAAGTTTAAGGTTATTCGAGATAAAACAAAAGAATTTACAATTGATCAGAAAAACTATATTTTCGTACACGATGACCCGGAGAGGGATAGGGTTATCGAAGTGAATACTGATAAGTTCATTTATAAACCCGATTCTAAAGTCATAGATAAGAATCAAGAATTCTTCAAATGTGATAGACCTAATATTTTCGAGTACATCTCAGTGATTGAAAATGCGGATGAAGTGCATTGTATGAATAGTTCGTATAATTGGATGATAGAACTTATGAAGATTGGTGATCCAAAGAAGAATTTTTTTCATCTGGATATCGCTCATAAGTACTATGGACCTAGGACAGTAAAGACTGTGTTTAGTGATGAAGTGTGGACTTTCGTTTAATAACTCTTTTCCTCCACAATATTTGAACCCTCCTCCAAATTGATTACCTTTTTAATTCTCGCTCTCTCATCGTTGAATTTATAGATGTTCCTCGCAAGGTTTATAAATTCATCACCAAAATCTCGGGTTTCCTCAAGTTTGCGGATACCATCCTCAAGATCCCAAATTGTGTTATTCACCCTCTTTAGTTCATCCTTTAGGGGTGTCTTGAATTCAATCTTTCTTAGAATACCCAATTCGTGGCGAACATTCTTGAGTCTTGTCTCATCTTGTATGCGTTCATCTTTGATTTCAAGGATTGTAATCTTATCAATCAGCTCAGCCTTGGAGATCTCGACAAGCATTTAAAGTTAAGAGAATCTAATTCTTTAAATGAACGCGGCTATAGTCACGGGTGCTTCTGGTCAGGATGGTTCATATCTCTGTGAGCTACTCACGGAAAAGGGGTACCATCTCATCAAATTTCAAGGAGATGTGAGAAACTACGATGAAGTCTACGACACTATTCATGGGTGTATAGATTTTGAACGCATCGAGGTGTACAATCTAGCTGCGAAAGTCCATGGGTCTTCTCCTATCGATACATTTCAAGTGAACACCATGGGTATTCTCAATATCATGGAAGCGGTGAAAAATACTGGAATGAAGTCAAAGTATAGAATTTTCCAAGCTTCGAGTTCAGAGATCTTTGCGAATCACCCCGAAAGCCCACAAACAGTATATACACCACGAGCACCTCGTAATATGTACGGGGTATCTAAAGTTACTGCGGACTCTCTAGTTAAACACTATAGGGACACAGAGGGTTTATATGTGTGTTCGGGTATTTTGTACAACCATGAATCACCGAGAAGACCAGACATGTATGTCACGCAAAAAATAGTCAAAGGTTTACAATCCGGTGAGTGTTTTCAAATTGGAAACCTTGAATCGAGGAGAGATTGGGGTCATGCGAAAGATTATGTAAAGGCTATGTGGCTCATGCTACAACAGCGATGGGCGATGGAGTTTGTGATAGCTTCAGGTGAAACGCATTCTGTCCGTGAATTCATAGAAATTGTCGCAAGTAAACTGAACAAAACGGTTGAATGGTCTGGTGAGGGTACAGATGAAGTTGGTAAAATAGATGGTGAAACCATGATTCGGGTATCACCAGAGTTTTATAGACCCGATAATAATACGCTATTGGTGGGTAGGAAGAATTACATCGAAGAAATTGGGTGGACTAGGGAGTACGATTTCGATAGTCTCGTACAAGAGATGTTATTCCCTCCCTCAGAGGAATCTCAGGTTTCCAATACTCCAGAATAAACGGTCTTGGTTCATTAATTCGATCATGTGTATTCACCCCTGCATGCGACGGTCGCACATCGTCACATATATATCTCGCAATATCTTTGATTTTGATGGATTCAAAACTCGTCACATCCACGGAATTTGTTTTCTGTTTAATCGTCTCATAGTTGCTCATGATTGTCGCGAGACACTTTGCACAATCATCTGTGTGTAAGAACTGCCTCTCCTCCTCCCCATCCGTCATCAAGTCTATGTACCCCTTCGTCTTGAACTTGTGGATCAGATCTGTGATGACGTGTGACTTTTCAGAAACTTCTTCGGGTCCATATACATTCCAGAAACGCGTGGATACACCACCCAGCTTTCGGGTGTAATACTCTCCTACATGCTTTAATGTCCCATACACGTTGTCCATATTAAACATCGTACTCGAAGCGAATACGAACCGTTTACCTTCGAGGAGATTGAATGTGTTTAACATGATCATGTTATTCCTATTGATGAAATCCAATCCAACATCCCATATGTACCTCGCACCACCAACATCGTACGCCAGGAAGAATACGAAGTCACTCGCGTCTATCTCACGCTTGAGTCTGTACATGTTCAGGGAATTACTCAAGTCGTGATCAGTCGTCAATTTGATATCCCAGTGGACGACGCGATGACCGAGCTCCTCGAGGTGTTTACATAGGGCACTTCCTATAACACCCTCAGAACCAAGTACGAGTATATTCATATGTATTAAAATAAATACATCTTTAAGTATGAAGCCGATAGTTATCAACGTATACGTGCTTCTCATGTTCTTGTCCTACGTGTTGCGTAGGGCAGGGACATTTTCGGTGGAAGAAAAGGTGAAGATGATTGAATTTTTAAGTTACATGGCGCTCAACCCCAACAAGGCGGTAAACCCAAGCATAGCCAACCTACCATTCTTAAGCTCAGCGTCGGGTGTGAACGACCAGAACTCCTCGTCGTCGAAGTCCTTGACGGTGATGAGCGAAGCCGCAGCCAGTGTCGTCACGACACCAGTGGCGGCGAGGGCGTACATAGGATCCTCAAACTGCTGAATGATATTCTCACCGGACATCGCCCAGTCTAGAGAACCCCAAAGAACACCCTGCATCGCCGCACGTCCATTGACAACCTCAGCGAAGCGAGCCTTCTTGTTGGGGATCTTAGGGGCTACACGTGGCGGACGCTCAGTCGACGCCTTTGTCTGAAAACGCTTGTAATAGGATGGCTTGACGGAAGCACGAATAAGAGTACTCATTTCTGATTTACTTGAGATTCTTCTCTTTAACCATGATGTTCTTCAAGACATGAAGTTGTAATAATAAACTTAGGACCGTATACACCGTAAATACACCGAAACCATATTGATTCGTGTAATAAATCAGCCACGTCGTCGTGACGATTATACCGAATATAATAGAGTTTTTGAATTTTATATCGATATTGTTAGAATTTTCAAAATCCATATACATCTTGACAATACCAGTGGCGATCGCAGTGTATGCGATGATGTCATTGAATTTCATTTCTATTCTTATAGTATAGAAATATATAAAATGGATCTCATATTACAAAGATTTTCTGGAAAGATTGATGCTCAGTCCCTGATGAAGACTATCGAAGAAATTAAGTCGGAATACGTTGACGATGGATTTACAAAGGAAGACATTCCACCGATTCTTGGTCGTCTCATGATGGAAACATCGAAATTCAAGAAACTTCCTGGACCACAAAAGAAAAAGTTGGTAATCAGCATTCTCAATCATCTCATCGAACAGATCGATAAGGGTGATAAGGATACAGAGTTTGAAACAATCCTAAAAACATTAGTACCACCTATGGTTGATGCGTTTGCTGGTATGATCAAAACAAAAGACAGTCTTAAAAAGTGCTTCGCTTGTCTAAACTAACATAAGGGTTATATACGATTACATAATAGGATGAGATTTCCAACTTTAGAAACTATGATAACATACGGGATTTACACAGTGAAGGAACTCGAGAGATTCTCGAAGGGTCTCGTTTCAAAAAAGAAAATAGTAAGCCTAAGTGAGTGTAATCATTGTGATTTTGTATATTCGGGTAAAGTATGTCTTAATTGTGAAGTATGAAATACTGTACAGTCAGAAGTTCTATGTCGAAAGGACCGGAGGTTGTTAGTAATAATCATATGTGTGCCGAACGACAACTTATCAGACGTTTATATAGAGAGTGTTTGAAAAAGGGTTGTAAATCTCACCAATTTACTGAATGGTTACACAGGAAGTATGGACAACTTATTGTGTACCGCCGGAATATTCACGGAGACGCTATATCATTACCATGTGTTTTATGCAGGAAAATGATAGAGAGGTATGATATTTGCTGGATGGCTTATGATGGTATGCAATGGGTTCATAGTAAAAAAACTGAACAATTACCACAGTCTACACCCACCCCCAAACAAAAAAGATTATTGGGGTTTGGGAGTAATAATGAGACCTAAAGCTGATTCTAGATTGTTGTAATCCCGTTTGAGAGGTTTATTTCTCTTGAGTTTCAAAGCGTTGTTGTTCGTTGTCGCATTCTTTATTTCATCCATCTTTTTGGTGCTTGACACAAAGGGTATCATGTTATCAACAACTGGTTTCGTATCTATTTTTTTGGGTTCAGACACATCTATTGTGTGATTTTGTCTAAACTGTTCTATAGTCATGTCACCACCAAACACATTTAACTTATAACGATTCGGGGCAAGCTTTACACTCCCCAATTTGTTGTACATCTTTTTACGCATCATTATAATGTTTCCGCAAATGATACCACCTCGACTGATCCCATACTTATCTATCGCATAGGATTTCATACAACTCCATGAACAGAAGTTTCCAGATGTTTGAAAAGAATTACGCCTATCATCATATTTATGAGGCATACTTAAAGGCTCACCATCAAATGAATGGCAGCACCACCAACACCACATAGTCTTTAGAAAAATAAACTCTTTAACTTGTTCCATTAGTAATAATATAATCAATATTAAACTTGTTCATGTATTGCAATTCCATATCTTCCTTGTGTGTGTAGGTGAAGATGGTTATGTTTTTCATTTTACAATACTTTATGAAAGAAGGATCTAAACATGTCCAATGGAGAACGACGGCGTCAAGACGATCTGTGATTGTTTCGTATTCAACATCTCGGAATGTTGTCTCAAATGTGGAACCTTTTCTGAAACCATAAGGAAGGTTGTATAAAATTTTCCTATTGAAACTACAGAAAAAGATATCTTTCGTGGGTTCAGTCTTGTAGAATTCCATTAATGCCCCAATCACAGAGTTGTCTTTTCCCTTGATGTCTATGAGCAAAGTTGTTTTTCGTATGTCTGGAACATGATCATAAATATCCTTGAGTGTACATACACCAAGTTTTCTCAATCTTTCCAAAGACATGTTCTCTATAAAATCATCATCCAAATACACATCATGATGAAGTACCAATTCCCCGGTTCCACACAATTGCACATCGATCTCAACCCCATCGTATCTGCGTAGAATTGCCTCACGAATCGCGTCGATACTGTTATCCCTGAACTTTAGGGAGTACCCCCTGTGTGCCATATACTTCATGTTAACTTAAAGAGATATTAATCCTTTATACTAATGATTCTATCAATCGACGTTGGTACAAAGAATTTAGCGCTATGTCTCCTTGACGATAAATCTGGAAATCTCGTCAGGGAGTGGGATGTCGATGGAATTCCTCCTCAACACGCGGATGGTGTCTATGTATCTCTTCGAAAACACCTAGATGAAAGACCATGGGTACTCACAGCGGATGTGATTCTCATCGAAAAACAACCCGACCGCAACAAGAGGATGGTTTCGGTGATGCACTTCCTTCACGCCTACTTTATCATTAAATGCCCTCAAGCTGAGACAATCCTATATGATGCTCGTCACAAGATTCCCGATGTTGCCGGACCTGGTAAGGCACAATACAATAAGAGGAAAAAGGTGTCTATCGAAAGATGTGAAGCCTTCATCCGTGACGGTACCACCAACGCACACTGGTTGGATACATTCATAAAATCAAAGAAGAAGGATGACCTCGCGGACACTGTTATGCAGGCTCTCAGTTTCGTAAACAGAGTCGAAGTCACACCAGCATCTAAAAAGAAGAAAACAACCAAACTGGTAGCACGCAAACCCAACGAGAATCAAAAGATGACAAAGTATTCCAAACCCAATTTAGCTTGGATTTATTTGAATAAACCCGAATGTGAAGTTCTTGAAAACAACAAGAGGTTCATGAAGGATCTGAAGAGGTATTATCGGGACATTGAGGAGTTGAAGAAGGCTCTAGAGTTATCTTAACTATAGACGACCTTCCATTACACACACGATAGGCTGTTGCAGTTTCTTGATTTTTTATACAAAAGTCTCGAACAGCTTTTGTAACTTCGTTTTCACCATGGCAATCATGACATAAAATAACACTTTTGGATTTCATTTTTGGTAATATGGCTTCAAGATCTTTTGTTACACCATCATACGAATGATCTCCATCAACAAACGCTAAGTCGATACTGTTATCATCATGAATACCAATTGTATACGAACTATCGCCTCGTATAGGAATAATAACACGGTCAAGTTTATTTTTCTTAACATTGTCGTAAAATTCATATAAATGATTTTCAACTTTAGGTGGAGGACCACCATCAACCGGTAACTGTGTCATGTCTTCCATCCACATGTCGTGACAATATACTTGGGGATTTCCTTTCATAGTTAAACCCGCTATAACACCACTACAACCCAAATAACTACCAATCTCTACATATTTAGAATCCGGTTCTAAAGCTTCCATCTCATAGAGTAAAGCCTGTGTATCATAATAATTGAGAGTACCTTTTACATCATTAGCATATGTGAAGGCAATACCTTCGACAACTTCGTACTTTAAGTCCATATAGATATTTTTATGGTACTGTTTTTAAGTTGTTAAAGATATGAAGCCATGTGTAATCAAATGAGTCTCACCATCCGCATGTCATCTGTGAACAAGCCCCACATCGACAAGGTCATCAAGAATAACAAACGTCTCAAGTCTGCTTTTCACACTAGGAAACCGAACAGGAATACACATCGTATCGCCCTTGATGAACTCGACACATTCCTCGAACTCGTGGATGATGCAATGGACGCAATGAATGAGACTAAAGCAGAAATTGAAAAGGCTCAAGAAAAGCTATACAAGTTGTACGATTTTTGTGGAGAGGTTCCTTTTGATGACGAGTGTAACTATTAAAGATTTGAACGGATAGATGTGTATAATGCAAAAAGTCCTCGATCATGGTTTCGTTCGTCTCGTGGATCACATGCCTCAACAAGACCTGGATTCGTCCATCGTCCAGTCAGCGCGCGTCTCGTATGGAGACGGCACGAAAACCTCTCGTGGAGACCGTGGTCTCATTCGTTACCTCCTACGTCATTGGCACACAACCCCTTTTGAAATGGTCGACTTCAAATTTCACATCAAAATGCCCATCTACATTGCCCGACAACATCTTCGACACCGCACCGCAAGTGTGAATGAGTTGTCTGCTCGATACTCAGTGGTTCCAAAGGAGTACTATGAACCTGATACGTATCGTGGTCAGTCCGAAGTGAATCACCAGGGTTCAGAGGGTGTGGTGGAACTCAAAGGTGACCTAGACAACAAAGTGTCCGACCATCTGAGTCATTCCTTTGATGTCTATGAGGAACTCCTAGAGAATGGGTGCTGCCGTGAACAGGCTCGCGGTACACTACCCCAGTCGACATATACAGAGTTTTACTGGAAGATCAACCTTCATAATCTCCTCCATTACCTCCATCTTCGAATGGATGACCACGCCCAGAAGGAGATTCGTGACTATGCGACGGCTATTTTCGAGTTGGTGAAGCCCCTTGTCCCCATCACGATGGAGGCGTTCATGGACTTTAGGGTGAATGCGATGCAGCTCACAGGTCCAGAGATTGAAGCGATCGCCACTGGGAAGGAGATTGAATCTCCGGGGGAGCGCCGTGAGTTCCAAGAAAAGTTGAAACGTTTGAAGTTAAAAATTTAAATGTTAATACAAAGTAAATGCTTGCCATTACAAACACACTGACCGTATTCGCCGCCGACAACAAGAACAAAGGTTTCAAGAAATTGAGTAAGAAGATCCAAAAGGAACGTGACACCGATGTGGAAAAGATCAAGGAGAAGTTCTCTGATATTTTCCGTGATGAACAGCGTCGCCTGAAGGGGTACTTTGAGGAACATAACAAGTTGATTAAGAAGGATAACAAGCCCAGTAAGAGTGGGAAGAAGTCTATCGACTTTTACGAAAAGTAAACCACAATGTACACAAAACAAAAAATGTCGCCAGGGGTGGATTCTCCCCAAACCTCTCAGCCAGTAGAGCGCACACCACGCTGTACTGGACGAGCCTAATTTCCTGTTGTGTTTTGACCATCGATCGTTTCATAGATCCCCTAGACTTTTGAAGTCCTGAGACAGCTGTATTTATCTTACCAATCGTACCAGGTATCTCCGTCGTCTTCATGAATATGTCCCCGACATCCACAGATTCTATGATTTGTTGTTGAATGAGAGGTTCTAGGTATGTGAAGTAGTTGAAATCCGGGTCTAGTTTAAGACATATACCCTCTATAGTGGAGAAAGCTTTTGCGAGGTACACGAAACTACTTGGTACGACGAATGGTTTTTCCACGGCGAGTTGTGTGGCAAGGTCATCATTTACAATCCCAGAACCATCGAGGGTCTCCAGGTATCCTAAAATGGTTTCAAAAAAGAGTTCAATATCCGAGACATCTGAAGATGTTGGGACAATCACACCCAACTTGACGAGTGTATCGACTATACCAGCCGTGTCTCGCATGATGATAAACCCAAACAGTTTTGTAAATCCATCTCTCAATTCTTCCGAGAGTGGTACGAGTAACCCAAAATCATAAAATACAAGTTTCCCTTTTGATGAAAATCCCAAGTTCCCGGGGTGTGGGTCGGCGTGAAAGAGACCATTGTCCATAGTTTGAATGACATACGAGTTAATCAGGGCTTCACAGATCTTCTTCTTATTCACCTTGGGATCTGTGATTTCAGTCAATTTTGTAGATGGAACATATTCCATGACAATCATCTCATCGTTTGAATACTTCTTGTACACTTTAGGAACTTTCACCCAATCAACATCTTTCATACTCTTCTTGAACTTTATAGCGTTGTTAATTTCCTGTTTGTAATCAGCCTCACCTAATAGGTACTCGATGGACTCATCGAGAACTGAACCAGAACTATTTCCCGTGTCGATACCCACGCGCTCTAGAAAATGTACAATGTCGCGTATGTTGTCGGTATCTTCCTTCATGATATCCAGGATTCCTGGACGCTTTAATTTTACAACAACTTTTTGACCGTTTTGGAGTACAGCCATATGGACTTGACCGATACTCGCAGATTTAAATGGTACAGGGTCGAATTCTTTGAAAATATCATAATTTACAATGGTATCGAATTCCACGGGAGGGACTTCATCTTGCAATGATTCCAACTCTTTTGTAAATTCTGGTGGATAGAGATCCCCTCTCGTCGAAGCGATTTGACCTAATTTTACAAAGGTTGGTCCAAGTTCGAGGAGTTCCTCCTTCGTCCAACGACCCAATTCAGATTTATTTTGTACAGTGGCATTCTTCCAGAGAAATTTAGCAGCAAATTTCCATGTTTTCACCTTTCTACTAGGTAATGTCGCCTTATATGAGGCTATACATAGCATCCTACAATAAAGCTATATAATAATCTATAAGTAATTATTTTGTAATATAATTGTAGAATGAAGGTTCATATCGTAGGAGCCGGTCCAACTGGTCTGTCCCTAGCATGGGAAATTCTACAATCAGGAAATCATGAAGTTACAATTTACGATAGGAAAGTCTCAGGAGGTGGTTCTTGGTGGGAGCCAGAGGGCGAGAAGAGAGATCTTCACGCACATAGAATTCTATTTGATCGTGCATTCATCAACTTCAAGTCTCTTATCACCGAGATGGGTATAAACTGGCATGACCTTTTCTTACCCGTCGACAAAAAGAAATACTTTGGCTTCATGATTCGCTCCCTGAGCCCTGGAGATTACATCACCCTTGCACTTCTGTTCACGAAAGTATATGCTTTCCCTGAAAAATACAAACGTACACCTCTTAAGGATGCCCTCGGACCACTGAGTAAAAAGGGTTCGAAATATGTCGAACACATGCCCCTCATCATGGATGGAGTTACATGGAATGTAATGTCCGCCTACGAATTTGTGAAAAGTTTTGATCACGTAGGACTTTCTGGTATTTATACACAAAGGGTTTCAGGTAAAGTGATGTGTGACGCTATGGAAAAGGCAGTTATGGATGCCGGTGCAAACTTTGTCTTTGGGACAGAGTTGTCGAGTGTTGAGTATGGTGAAAATGATTTCGTCGCGACGTTTTCGGATGAAAGAGTTATTAAGGATGGAGTTCTATTTTTATGTTTAGACAATAGTCCAGCTCTCAAGTTGCTGGGGGACAACTGGGGACCAGATGCATTCAAGAAAGTGAGTGAAAGTACATACGGCGCCATAAATGTTCTTCTCGATTACGATACCCCAATCAAGATAAAGACGGATATTGAAATCTCAACCACCACGGAATGGAATTTACAACCTAAAGTTCTCTCCGATTGTAAAACCATATCATGTGTCATTTGTGATCTCACACCAGAAATTCTCAAAACTGATCCAGAAACTCTAAAGGCTGGGGTCGTGAGACAACTCGGTGTCCCCACACCAAAGTCTATACGGATCGGGTGGGGTGCAGAATGGAAAGACGACAAATGGGTCTTTACACAGTCATCGGGTGTTCTCAGTCTTCATGGACAACTCCCATTTTTTGGGAAGTGCTCCAAGGTTGCCATGTGTGGTATGATGTCGCCACGAGACACGCCATATTCGAGTGTTGAAGCTGCGACTGAAGTTTCCAGGTCTCTGAGTCATCTCTGTTTTGGAACGAGACAACCCATGAAACCCATCTTACTCTCTCAAGTCATGTTATTTGTCTTTGTAGTACTTATAGTTTTACTATTAGTATATCGTATATGAAGTTCTCAGCTAAAGTGTACGAACCCATGTACGAACACAATGAAAAAAAGTACATCCGCTTCACGATTCCCCAAAAAGTTTCTGAATTGATAGAGCGAATGCACGCGAATAGGGAACACCTACTCACGAATAAGAGTGTGAGTAATCCACTCGAAGGTCAGGTTCTAAAAGTAAAGGTTCCATTCCGATATAGGAGAGTGATGTGTGAAGTTAAGGGGCGACCCTTGCAGTCTCTTATACGGGGTGATGAAGTTGAAATCGAAGTAGATTTCAAGGGTATTTGGAACGTAGGAGATCACTCAGGCTTTTCTTGGGTACTCTCGAGCTCCTCGGTGGGCTCGACCGAGTGATTGGGGTCATTGGGCATATCAATGGTCGTGAGACCACCCTTCTTGAACCCCTCGAAGGTTTGGAGCATCCCCTGGAGGCGGAATATTTCCTGGGTCATCTGCTCAATGGTCGTACGAAGCTTCTTAATATTCTCTTCAACGTCGACGGTAGGCATTGTACCTATTTAAAGTTTGTACCCTTTAAATAAGTATGACCGTTCTTACGAGAACAGGATACCTGGTGAGTGAGGGACCAATTCAAGAAATTAAAAAGGAACTTACCGTAAGACCCATCGTCAATGGAGACTATGGATTTCCTCCCCCGCCTTTCAAGGTTTTTAGACCAACTAAGAATGGAGTCTGCATTCCAAGATTCTATGGAACTGATAAGCTTGGAGAACCCAAGGAAGACAGGAGACCTGAGCCCACCCGGATCCGAACCAAGTTTGTCGGACAGCTCAGGGACGCAACACACCAAAATGATGCCCTCGCAGCAGCGATTAAAGCAGGTCACGGTGTCCTTTCTCTACCATGTGGTTATGGGAAAACGACGGTTTCCCTAGCAATAGCGTGTAAGTTGGGATACAGAACGATGATCATCGTCCATAAACAGTTTCTCGCGGATCAGTGGCGTGAACGTATCCAACAGTTTTGCCCGGGAGCTACCATCGGGGTCGTACAACAGGATAAGAAAGAGGTGGAGTGTGACTTTGTAATCGCGATGCTTCAGTCCCTCTCCCTCAAAGAATACAGCTTCTCAGACTTTGAGAGTATAGGGACGCTCATCGTTGATGAGGCACACCATATCTGTGCGAAAGTTTTCAGTCAAAGTCTCTTCAAGATGTGTCCCAAGCACATTTACGGACTCTCAGCAACCCCAGAAAGGAAGGATGGGCTCACCAAGGTTCTCCACTGGTTCATGGGACCCACATTCTTCGCCGTTGAACGAAAAAACCAGGAACAGGTGGAGGTTTTCCCCATAACATTTGACTCACCAAATTATAGGAACCCACCACCATCCATGAGAAACGGGAAGATTTCCATGCCCAACATGATTACCCAAATTGTTGAGGACCGCCAGAGAAATCAGATGTTGGTTGAACTTGTCAAAAAGGCTTCAGCTGGTACGAGACAGCTTCTCGTTCTCAGTGACCGTAGACAACACTGTGAGTTTCTTCATCAATGTTTTCCCAAGACATCTGGTCTCTACATGGGTGGTATGAAGGAGGCGGCGCTCCAGGAATCCTCAAAGAAGAAGATCATTTTCGCGACGTTCAGTCAAGCCCACGAAGGTCTGGATATCCCAACACTCGATACAGTTATATTAGCCAGTCCCAAGTCTGATATTACTCAAAGTATTGGGAGAATCATGAGAGAAACAAAAGGGAAAAAGAACGAACCTCACATCTATGATGTACATGATCCATGGTCGATCTTCACAGCCATGTATTACAAAAGAATGAAGGTGTATAGACAAGGTGGTTTCAACATTCAAGGCAAATTTACAGAAGAACCCAAGAGTGATTTCCCTCAGGGAAAGTGTCTGTTTTTATAATCTGGGCATCTATTAAATGTCTGGTGCATTAATACAACTTGTCTCCAAAGGTGTACAAGACGCATACCTCATAAGTGGCGAGGGACATTCCTTCTTTCGTACGAAGTTTACGAGACATACGAATTTTTCGCAGGCCCCTAAACTGATTAAAACGATAAATGATAACGATACCTCGATCACGATCCCAGTTCTCGGTGACCTCATTAACGCCGTGTGGTTCGAAGGTTCTTCCAATACCCTCACGATGTTTTACAATTCTACGATTGACCTGTATATAGGGGGTCAGAAGGTCGATTCACACCATTTCGATTATTACACCGATATATGGTCAAATTATCTCGCGGACACCTGCACTAAATCACGAGATTTGAACAGCAAATCCTCCAATGAAAATCCAGGGTTCATACCATTACACTTTTTCTTTTGTGACCACAAAGCATTTTTACCTCTCGTTGCCCTCCAGAATCACCAAGTCGAAATAAAGATTAACTATGACCAAACAAGTCTCGCTGGATTGACGGATGAAGATAAAAAGATTGAAGTGTACGGTAATTACATTTTTTTGGATAAAGATGAAAGAGAAGCTATCATTCAACGACAGTTGGATCTCGTGATCACACAGGTACAACGGGTAGAATACAAACTTAACACATTCGATGGATACAATGCACTTGACTTAAGCCCGTTCAACCATCCAGTTAAATCATTGTTTTTTGGCTTCGATGCAACCCAGAGTGATTATAAAATCGACTACTTTACGTTTACTGGTGCTGATTTGCAAATCAATGGTACGTATTTATTTGAAAACATGAAACCCAATTATTTCCATACCGTGCAAAATTATTATAAATCTCAATACGGTGTTTCTGAATTTGATTCAACCCGAAACGTCATGGTATACACGAGGTATTTCGCCTATCACTTCTGTATGAACGCGTCGGAGTACAGTCCCTCGGGTTCGTGTAATTTTAGTCGTCTAGACAACGCTAAAATGATCTTAAGGGGTGCATCCGTTGGTGCAGGAAGAGTCCCTGGTCAACCCCTATACATCTATGCAGTTAATTACAATGTGCTTAGGATCAAAAATGGGTTGGGTGGTGTATTATTCGGGAATTAAACGTACTACGGAGGAAGACCCCGCGGTAGATTCAATATACATTTATGCCCTGATGGCATCTGATATGGCTAAAGCAACTACGCCTAAGATGAAAGCTATCACGACGTAATTTAATTCACTCTCCTCTAAACCAACCTGAACATTCAGGGGGGTGACAGCAGGTGGATCCACCACCAACTGTTTGGGAGGTTCCAGTTCCTCCAATGGATAGTACGCTATCATTTATATATATTTAGAGATTAATTTCCTTTTTCGCCTTCCTCTGTCTGGTGGTACGCTTACCCTTGGTGGTGGCGACGTTGACTTCTTTGACCTCACCTCCAGTGGAATCACCGGAGATGGAGATGATGTCGGAGATGTCGTCCTCCTCATCCTGGGGTTCGGGAGGAGCGATTTTCGTCGTGTTCATGGGGGGGGCGGGGGGCATCATGATCCCACCCATCAAACTCGAGATATCGATACCAGGACCCTGCATCTGGTATTCACCGGAACCACCGACTGGGGCATCGGTCGCAGGACCCTCTGGGGAACGGGTGGTGTTTTGAACAGCCGCCATCATGTTCTTCACGAGGTCGGGGTTCTGCTTCATCACATCGTTCATGTTGGGCATTACTGACTTAAACATGCTATTGGTCAAGTGGAACATCATCGCCGAACCACCCAACATCATGATCAACTTGATTTCGGGGGCAACGCTGACCTTCGAGCGGTACTTCACGTAGAGCTCTTCAAAGACACCATCATAGTCATCGACATTCTCCATAACGGACTCGGACCAACCCTCGAGCTGAATCTCGAAAGGATTGTACCTCTTGTTAAGAAACTCCAGACCAGTCACACACGCCACAAGCATTCGCCGAGAGAAACGAACAGACTGTTCCACATCGATGCTATACGTGATTCGCTTAACCTCTGACCTGAGCTCTTCAATATTCGAGTACGCGTTGAGCCTCTTGTTCACAGCGAACCCCTTCTTTTCGAGGCGACTCAATTTGTTAATGAGATCCGCCTTCTCCTCGTCAATGGAGGTGTACCCCTTCGTCGGTTGTTCCCCCTGCTGACTGGGACCAGGACCCATATCCATATCCATATCTTGGTCGTCATACATCTCATCCTCCCCATAATCGATTTCTTCATCTTGTTGGTATTGCACAGGAGCGGACTGTTTGTTGGGATTCACAAAAGCATCCATACTTTCCTGTTGTTGGGTCATGGGTGGTGGGTTTGGAGCGGGTCGGGTTGGTCTAGGAACACGCTGGGGTTGCGGGGCAGAGATTTCAATCTCATCCATGATAGCCTGTTCATCCGCATCCAATTTCATAATGTTGGTATTTCCTCGGTCGAGTACGATTTCTTCGTCCATCTACTCTTTATGTAGAAACTAAAAAAAATACCTTTAACGCAGTTTAAAAAAATATTTGTACATTATAAATGTTTACCCTTAATCGTACCAGTCGTAATGCGCTCTCGATGATTGTCATCCTTCTCGTGGTCATCTCGGCTCTCGCCGCTTTCAGGACCAACACTACCAGCAAATACCAGCCCAAGCCAATCACTGTCAAGACGGTCAGTGACGCTTCCATTTTCGACCTCCCCGTCAGCTTGGAATGTACCGCTGGGTCCGGGAAAAAGGATAGCCCCTACTCCAAGGGTCTCACACCAGGTGGTGTCTGTGGTGCTCAGGAACTCGTGAGTGCGCACGCTGGATATGAGATTACCGACGGAATTGGTGGATCTTTAATCTAAGCTAATATAAATGGCTCTCATTACAACTATCACTGAGGCGATTCCAGATCTTCAACATGAATATCACACCGTGACGATAGATACAATTGGGCAGACTAGCGCCAATGTTTTCACATGTTATCTTCAACAACCATTAAAGAATGTCGTTCAGGCGAGGTTGTTAGCTGCACGAATCAATACCACTGTGGCTACGGAACACTGTTATGTTTCTATCAAAGAGTTGGATACGATCTTTTCCGATCGAGCTTCTGATGTACCAAATGGTCAAGCGAGTGAGAGTGTTGTTCGTAACTCATTCGCTAGTATCGTAAGCGATGGTACGGGTGTTATTGGGTTCAAGGATGATTATCCGATCGTCACACAATATATTGATCCTATTCGTACGATTGATCGATTTAGTGTGACTCTCAGAAACCAAAGTGGTGTACCCATTCTCCCTGGTGCGAGCAGCAAAAATTTCTTAGTAATTCGCTTTGTGTGTAGAAAACCCAATCTGTAATTTTCTCCTTTTACTATAGTATACCATGTCTGCAGGCATTGTTCAATTGATCGCTATCGGAGCCCAGGATGAATATATCATGGGTGACCCCGAAATATCGTTCTTTAGTTCAACGTTTAAAAGACATGCTAATTTTTCACAATCCATCGAAAAGCAAACGATCCATGGAGCGGTGAAAAACAGTTCAATGTCCAGTGTTCAATTCGAACGTTCTGGTGACCTTCTCGGTTATGTTTATTTCACAATAGATAATCTCACGTCCGCCCTTGATATTCAGAGGTGGGATACCATCATAGATAAAGTGGAACTTCTTATTGGTGGTTCGGTCATCGATACCCAAGACTCCATATTTACCGAAAAAATTGCCATCGATACCTTCGCCCAAAACGTTTCCAGAAGTGCGAATGGTACACACCCAGGTGTGAGCGCTCGCTCTTACTTTTATCCCCTTCGCTTCTTCTTCTGTGAGGGTCCACAGTATGCTATCCCCTTAGTCGCACTCAACTATCATAACGTAGAGATCCGTATCCATTGGGCTAGTGCGGCTGCGAACTATAACGTAGAGTGCTATGCGAACTACTATTATCTCGATAACGAGGAGCGTGGTAACATCGCATTGAGGAAGCATGACCTTCTCATCACCCAAGTACAGAAAAACATCCCATCTCGCACACTCGTCCAGGATCTCACGTTTAATCACCCCGTGAAGTATCTTGCCTCATCAGATACGACCACCGACGGTGCGCTCACTTCACCCATTAACAAAATTAAGTTAAACATCAATGGTACGGATATGAGTAATTATAAATGGGGAAAACCACATTTTATTGATGTGATGAGTTACTATCATACAAGCTTTGTGACGTCTCCAGATTTCTTTCTCTATTGTTTCTGCCTCTCCACAAGCTCACTTCAACCTACAGGTACCCTCAATTTCAGTCGTTTAGAGTCTGCTAAGATCATGAGTGAATCAATGCCTATCAACGACCCGATATACGCGGTCAACTACAATATCCTCCGTATCGAGAACGGTATGGCAGGACTCCTCTACGCGAATTAAAATGCTAATCTATATTAAATGGTCAAGAACTTGCCGACGGTCGAACGATCTACAAAAATTAGGTTCGGTAAAAACGCGACAGAGGACCAGGGTGAGAATACGATCGTGTTCAACGCCAGTAATACCCAGATCGACACGACGCAATCGGGGTCGGTGTACATCAGTCCTTTACGTCAAGTGCTTGATGTTTCTGATCGTCAAATCAAGATTCTTACGTATAACCGAATATCAAAAGAGATCACGGATTCGGGTGTGGCTGCCGTAGACGTTTTACAACCAAATTTTCAAGCCACCACAAACCTTGGAAATACGACAACAAACACACTCGAGTTTAATAATACAGAAACGGGTTTCGTGACCGTGTCCAACGTCGGTATCGCAAATTCTTCACCACTCCACACCCTAGATGTGGGCTCAAATCTCTACGTTCACGATACCGGTTCTAATGTTCTCGTCGTGAACGGAAACACAAACATTAAGGGGGATATCGTTGTCCAAGGAAACGCTCAGATAGATGGTGTCCTCACTGTGATTAACACTGAAAATCTCACAATCACAGATGCTATCATAGAATTGGGAAGAAACAACACGGTTGGAGATACGACACTCGACCTCGGAATCGTCATGAACCGCCCGGGTTCTAACGTCACGGTTGGATTTTTAGAGGGTTCGAGTGAACTTGCTCTGGCGTACACGGAAACGAGTGCGGAAAGTAAGACGATCACCCCATTAACATCCGAGACATTGGACGTACATGTGTACGGTCGCGTTCTCACTGAGTCTAATATTGGGATCATAAACACGAGCCCCATTCACACATTAGATGTGGGATCCAATCTTTTCGTAGATGAATATGGTTCGAATGTTTTAGTCGTCTCCGGAAACACGAGTATTAGTGGTGACCTCACGGTGGATGAGGATACCTTCCACGTGGATGTGGGAGGCAAGTCCATAGGACTTGGGACAGTGACTC